GCCGCCGGGTATCCAGCTTCGGAGCCGTCGCGTGACTGACCCCTGGGCCTACATCGCCATGCTGGCAGCCGAGCGTCGCGCCAAGGCCGTGACCGGCCCGGGCGTCATCTCGATGACATACGACCCACCCCTCACCACTTCCTACGGGGCGTCGCAGCAGCAGCGGATGGCGGCGTACCTGAAGGCCTACCGGGTCGGCTGGTTCTACAAGGCCGAGCATCGCATCGCCACCGACTTCGCCTCACTCGACTGGCACGTCAGCGCCGGCGACGACGACAGCGGTGAGGAGCATGTCAGCCTGCCGACGCCGGACCTGTACGTCCCGTTCGCCTCGCTCTCGCCCATCGAACAGTTCATGCGGCTCATGGAGCGGCCCAACCCGCAGCAGACCGGGCGGCAGCTGTTCGAGAAGTCGATGATCCGGCTCGACATGGCCGGCACGACCTTCCTGTATCTGGAGGGCGCGCCCGGCCTGCCGACCGCCATCTACGGCATCAGCCCGACCCGGATGACGCCCTCGCGCGACAAGGCCGGGAACCTTATCGGCTGGGTCATGGACCTCGACCGGAACGGCATCGGTGTCCCCTTCGACGCGGCCGAGATCGTGAAGGTCGCCTACGGGTCGCCCGACGATGACGTGTGGGGCGTCGGCGTGGTCGAGGCGATCGAGGCGCAGGTGCCTTTGTCGGGCCTCATGTCGCGCCACATCGCGGACGTGCTGACCACCGGCGGGCGACTGGCGGGGATGCTCACCCCGAAGGACCGGACGCTCACAGAGGACGAGTTCATCGACGTCCAGCGGGCATGGCGGAACGTCGCCTCCGACCCGCACGCGGCTCGGCGCCTGCTGCTCTTCCCCGAGCCGATGGAGTGGACCGCAGCGGCGGCCAAGCCCGAAGAGATCGGCATCCCCGAGCTTGCCACCCTCAACCGCGACGACATCCTGTCGGCCTTCCCGGTGAGCCCCTACATGCTCGGCGTGCCGATGCCGGGCGGGCTGAACAGCGGCGAGCTCCGCAAGCAGGAGCGCAAGGACTACTGGGAGGGGACCATCCACCCGCGGGTCGACCTGTGGGAGGAGGCCATCAAGGTCGACATCCTCGCCTTGTACGAGGGCGCCACGGGCCGGACCTTCGACTTCGACTTCGAGGAGCCGAACCTCGATGACGTGGCGTCGCTGATCGAGAAGGCGGCGGCACTCCGCAAGCTGTGGGACCTCGGCTTCGACGAGAAGGGCGCCATCGAGGCTGTCGGGCTGGACGGCATCAAGTGGAACGGTCGCCCCGAGCCCGAGCCGGTCGTCATCGAGCAGCCGGCCGAGACGACCCCGCCCGAGGCGCCCGTCGTCAAGGCGATCAAGACCCGGCAGGAGCGCCGGGCCGAGGCCACCGAGGCGGCCGTGGCCGAGGGACTGGCGGACCTGCGCCGGTTCTTCGCTGAGCAGCGCGAGCGCATCGCCACGAACATTCGCGCGACCATGCCGGCCCGCAAGGCGCTCCGCAAGGCCAGTCCCGACGACTGGTGGCGCGAGGAAGTCGAGGACAAGGCGCTCCGCGAGGCCATGCGCGGCCTCTATGCCGCCATCGGCCGCGAGGCCTTGCAGGTGGTGGCCGACGACCTCGACCGCGTCATCGGCAAGAGCCAGGTGGGCCGGGTCCTCGAGGGGCTGGTCCACTGGGGCGGCCAGGGCATCAAGCGCATCAACGACACGACCCGTGATGCGCTGGTCCGCGAGATCGCCGAGGGCACCCGCCGCGGCTACTCCGTGACCCAGCTGATCGAGGGCGTACCGGCCGAGGGTTACCGCGGCGTACTAGATGCCGGGCTCGACAACGGTGTCGGGGTATGGGACGAGCTGCGGGCCGAGACCATCGCCCGGACCGAGTCGATGCGGGCTTGGAACCGGGCCTCCATCGAGTCCTACAGGGACTTCGGGGTGACCGAGCTGCTGGCCTACGACGGCGACTATGACGACGTGTGCCAGGCGCGCGACGGTCAGGTTTTCACCATCGAGGAGGCGATGGAGGAGATGGAGGCCGAGCATCCGAACGGCACGCTCGGCTTCTCGCCGGTCATGGACAAGGCTGCCCGCGATGAACGGTCGGCCCTCGACCTCGCCCTGAAGCTGGTCGAGATGGCCGGTCGCCCGCCCGTGGTCAACCTCACTCTCCCGCCCTCGCAGGTGAGCGTCGGGTCGCCCGCCGTGAATGTCACGGTACCCGAGCAGCCCGCCCCGGTCGTCAACGTGGACGGCCCCGTGGTCAATGTCCCGGCGCAGGAGCCGCCGATGGTCCATGTCGAGGCGCCGGTCATCAACGTCGACGCCCCGGTGGTGAACGTGCCGCAGCAGCCCGCCCCGGTCGTCAACGTGGAGCCTCCGGTCGTCCATGTCGACGCCCCCATCGTCAACGTCGATGCGCCTGCGGTCACCGTCAAGGCCGCCGACCAGCCAGCCCCCGTCGTCAACGTGACGACCCCCGACTCCATCCGCATCACCGAGATGCCGACCCGCATGACCTCCCGCAAGGTGACGAAGCGGAACGAGCGGGGCGCGATCGCCGAGACCGTCGACGTAGAAGAGGACATCCGATGAGCAAGGGCAACACGACCGAGAACGACGTCATCTCTGCCATCTTCCACGGGACCGCGTTCTCGTGGGACGCGGAGACCGATCTCGACATCCACCTTCACACTGGTGACCCCGGCGAGGGCGGCACGTCCGCGACCTCCGAGTGCACCTACGGGTCCTACGCGCTGGTGACGGTCCAGCGCGACGCGACAGGCTGGGATGTGTCCGGCAACACGGCCAGCAACGATGACATCATCCAGTTCCCGCAGTGCACGTCGGGCTCCGAGACCATCACCCATGTCTCGATCACGCCGGGCAACAGCACACAGATCCTCTACTCGGGTGCCCTCTCGTCCTCACTGGCGGTCTCGGCCGGCATCCAGCCGCAGTTCGCCGCCGGTGCCCTGACGATCACCGAGGACTGACCCGGTGTACCGCTGCTCGGTCTGCAACGCACCCGTGCTGGTGACCCAGAAGGTCATCGTCCGCCGCTGCGCCTGCAAGGGCGCCATCGTGGCGGAGATGAAGGCGCGGATGGAGGGGCGCGGTGGGCTTCGCTAACGTCGCGGCGCTGGTCGATGCTGAGGAGGCCGGGAAGATCGTCTATGCGACCTTCCGGAAGGTACCGGCTGTCGCGACCGTCCAGGGCGTCTGGTACGACTACAGCATGGCGCCCGGCAAGCCCGGCCCGCAATACTACGCCGCTACCCCACTTGAGCACGCCCCGCTGTCCCGCAGCGCCGACGGCGGCCTCGACCACGGCGCGTCGTCCGCCCCGGCCACGAAGTACCTGCGGCGGATGATGCTGATGAACGTCACGACCGGCACCGGCTCGGGGCCGCAGCGCGTCATCGTCCTCGACTACATCGCCTTCGTCCCGTTCATCGACATGGGCACGAGCGATATCCAGTCGGTCCTGAACCCGACGTATGAGTTGCCGCGGCATAGCGATGGCGAGGGCGTGCAGATGATGGCGGTCCTCGTGGCCCCCCACAGCTCCGTCGGTGACACGTTCGTCGTCACCTATACCAATCAGGACGGCACCACCGGACGGACCACCCCGGCGCACACGATGACGACCGGCGCGGCGGTCAACGGTATCCTCCTGACGACGCAATCGTCCGGCGCAGGTCGCTTCGGGCCGTTCCTGACGCTGGCCGCTGGCGACACCGGGGTCCGGGCCATCGAGTCGGTCCAGTGCGCGGCCGGGACGGACGTGGGCCTATTCACTCTCGTTCTCGTGAAGCCCATCGCGGACCTGATGATCCGCGGGCAGGATGCTCCGGTCGAGGTGGACTTCTACACCGAGCGCGGTGGGTCCCTGCCGGCTCTCGCGGACGACGCCTACGTCAACATGATCTGCCTGCCGGTCGGGACGCTCGCCTCACGGCCCACCCTCGGGCTCGCCACCTTCATCTGGGAGTAACCGATGGGCTTTTCCTCTCTCGACGACCTAATCAACGAGACCACGACGAACGGCAAGTTCTGGCGGGCCGACTGGAATAAGCTCACCCACGCGGTCGGCACACAGGCAGCCGGTCTGTGGTACGCCCTGCCGCACTCGACCGGCAATCCGACCGCGGCGGTCCTCGGGGCGACGGGCACTAACCTCGCCTTCCACCCGTTCTGCGACCGGTCGACCGGCGCCATCCGCCACGGTGGGGATGTGACGCCCGACACGAAGCACATCCTCAACGCCTCGGCGTTCTCTGCCGCGGCAACGACGATGCCGGCCGTATTCATGCTCGTCGACATGCTCGGCTACTACCCGGTCACGACGACGACGACTACCGGCAATCAGGCGCTCATCAACTCCAAGACCTTCACCGCGACGGCCGCCACACCGACCGTCCTGACGCTCGCGGCAACGTGGGACGCCCAGACGTACACGCCCATCCGGCTGACGAACTCCGGCGGCGCCCTGCCGACCGGCCTATCGACCGGCACCACCTACTACTGGAGCCGGACCGGCTCGGGCACCGGCAACATCGCTACCAGCCTGGCCAACCTCGATGCGGGGACATTCGTGGCGGCGTCCGACACCGGCACCGGCACGCACACCGCCACCGTCTACCTCGGCGACCGCGCCCCGTCCGAGGGCGCAGGGGTGCAGGCCTTCCTCACGCCGTCCGTGGCCCTCGGCACCGGCACGCCCAACATCCAGCTCACCTACACCGACGCCGCTGGCAACACCGGCAACGTGACACCGACGACCCTGCCGATCAGCAACGCCTCGGCGCCCATCGGACAGATCGAATACAGCGGCACGGCGGCTGGCAAGTACGGCCCATTCGTCCCGCTGGCCGCCGGTGACACGGGCATCCGCCTTGTCGAGCAGTTCAGCTACAGCGCGACCCATACTTCGGGTACGACGAACGTCGTGCTCTGCCGGCCGCTGCTGACCCTGCCGATGACGACGGTCGGTGTGGCGGCCGAGCGCGACCTGGTGAATCAGTTGCCGTCGCTGCCGCGCGTCTACGATGGGGCCGGGCTGGTCTGGCTCATGTACGCCGGAGCGGCCACCCCGGTCTCGTCGGCCTTCTACGGGCACCTGGACTTCGGATGGGGTTGATCGGCAACTACGCCGTTCTCGCCAAGCACCCCGGCCGGGACATCGGCGGGGGTGCCACCGGGCTCGGCTACAATCGGTCCGACTTCGCCAAGCCGAGCATGAGGCGCGGCGCGTTCACGGGCGCCGACTGGGAGCCGAAGTCTGGTATCCCCGACGGCTACCGGCCGCCATACGCGTGGGTCCTGCCGCAGACCGCCGGCGGCCTGTCGTCGCGCAACATCGTCATCGGCACAGGCTCGCTGGTCGCCTCGGGGGCGATGGGCGTCAACGGCACCGCCGCCCTGACCGGCACAGGCTCGCTGACGGCCTCGGGCGCGCTCATCGTGTCGGCGATCGCGGCCCTCTCGGGCAGCGGCAGCATCAGCACGGCGAACCTGCTAGCCATCCTCCAGGCCGCCGCCGCCCTCTCGGGCACGGGCACCCTGACGGCCGGGTCGATGACCGCGACCGGGGCGCTGGCGTCGGACCTCGCGGGCACCGGCTCGCTGTCGGCCATCCGCTACGCCATCGGGCACATGGCGGCCGACATCACCCCGTACTCGGAGCTGTCGCCCGAGTCGCTGGCGACGGCTGTCTGGTCCGCCATCGCGGCCGACAACAATGATGTCGGCAGCATGGGCGAGAAGCTGAACGATGCGGGCTCGGGCTCGAACCCGTGGACCGAGGTCATCGAGGGCTCGTACACCGCGGCCGAGCTGCTGCGGATCATCGCTGCCGCGCTCGCAGGTGAACTGTCCGGGGCGGCCACGACGACCATCACCATCCTCGGCGTCGATGGCTCGACCGAGCGCATCGTCGCCTCCGTGACGACCGACGGCGACCGTACCGCGGTCACCCTCGACGGGTCCTGATGTTCCCCCGGCGGATGTTCCCTGGCCGCTACTTCGCCCCGACCTACTTCCCGCCGGTGGCGGGCGAGGTCGTCGTGGCGGGCGGGCATCCGCCCCGCGGTCGGGTCGTGGTGGTCGAGCCGGACATCTTCGATGACGACTTCTTCGTCATGCTGCTCTAGGAGTCACCGATGGACTACCTGAAAGCCGAGCGCGTCAACGCGACGAAGTGGCGCGTCCTCGCCATCCCGTTCGGCGGCCCCTTCGGCGGCAAGGACCTCGACGGCGAGTTCTTCAGCCCGCGGACCGACATCAAGCCGGACTGGTTCGACCGTCGGCCGCTGGTCTGGCACCACAACCTCGACCAGACGATGAAGGCCGACCCGGTTCTCGGCACCGCCGACGAACTCGACCTGGAGGACGACGGCTGGTGGGCGACGCTCTGGCTGAACCGCTCGCACCGCTACTGGGCGCAGGTGGACCAGCTGCTCGGTGCTGGCAAGGTATACGGCTCGTCGGGCTCGCTCCCGAACTTCGTCCGGACCGACGCCAAGACCGGCGAGATTCTCGTCTGGCCGTACATCGAGCAGACGCTGACGCCTACTCCGGCTAATCCCTACTCTCGGGTGGTGGCGGCCAAGGCCGCCGAGCACTTCGACCGGGCCGGCATCGGCCTCTCGCCCGCCGTGCGCGGGCTCCTCTCCGACCTCGACAGCCCACCGGCTGACCTTCGTCCTGACCTTCCCTCGGGCGGCGATGACGCGGCGATGCAGCGGCTGGAGGAAGCACTGGCCCAGCTCGAGGCCATCCTTCGCAACACCCGCGACGCTCGCTAGCGGGGTCCCAACAGGAGACCCCCCCTTATGTCGGACCTCGACCAGAGGGTCGAAGCCCTCACGAAGACCATCACCGACCTCGCCACGGAACTCCGTGACAAGTCGGACCTGCCGATGGACCGCATCACGGCCATCGAGGCCGAGATCGCCACGAAGTCGGCGCAGATCGACGAGCTGCTGCTGGAGAAGCGGCAGAAGGAACTCGACGACAAGCTGAAGGACCTCGACGAGCGCGTCAAGGCCTTCACCCGCACCACGGCGCAGTCCAAGGCTGCCGCCATCCTCGCGGGCGTCGGCGCCGCCGAGCCGGCCGTCAAGAGCGTCGGCAAGTACAGCGAGGTCAACTTCCTCTCGGCGCTCGTCGCCCGTCGCTTCGGCGATACCGACGCGCAGGAGTTCGTCAAGGCAGTCCTCGGCACCTCGACGGCCACCGGCCAGGCGATCGTGCCCGGGAACTTCGTCTCGGCGCTCGTCGAGCAGCTGGCGCTGACGAACGTCTACCGCGGCCTCTTCGAGGTCACGAACGGCGTCCAGGGCGCCGGCGTCAACATCCCCTACGAGGCGACCGCCGTCACCGCGGCTCTCCTCCAGGGGGCCTACGGCTCG